AGGCTGATTTGTAAGTAACTCACTTGCTTTTTTATGATTATCTATGTTTTCCTTAATACGTCTAAGCATAGTTATATCAGCAAATGATATTACTGTTTTGTTAGCTTTTTCAAGTTTTAAGTATGAAATATATTCTCCG